CCAGGGTCTTTCAAATCACCTTGTGCGGCTGCATTAATAATATCAAACGTAGGTAATGCATTGTGTTCAGTTACATAGTTATTTAAAAACTCTGCACTCTTTTGCAAACGTCTGTCAAACATATCTGGATTAAAAACAGCTTGACATCTAACAAATGTTTCAGCATCTGTTAGCATCATCTCTAGATATACTTTTTGTATATCATACCCATAGTCTGTGTTCTGTCTTGTCGCCATACTTTATTATACTGCCTTATACCACTGATTGTCAAGTTCTATTTTGGTTTGTGTTTTAGCTAATACTGCACCTACACAACTCCCAGGGTCACCTGGGTTATGTGGAACGTGAACATCAACCCAATCATTTCTTATGTTATCTACTGCTCTTTTGTTAAGGGCTGAGCCGCCTGCTAGTGCTACAAACTTTGACCCTGTCGTTTTTTTAGCCCATGCACTTAGATTATTTACGCAATATTCAAATACCTTTTGCGTAGCTGCCGCAATATCATTAAGATCTTCTTCACTAGTTAGTTCGGGTCGCCACCATCTACAACCCCTATGCAAGTTTTCCATCATCTTAATCTTAGGGTTCCAACCAACACCTTCAATGTGTACTAGTTCGTTTAGTATTTTCATAAAGTGTCTTTTAGGGTTACCAGCATCTCCCATAGAGGCTACCATATACTCATCTCTATTAGGAACTAGGCCACAACGTTGTGTCATAGCACTATAGAATAATCCTAAACTGTGTGGATACCCTTGGCTGTGTATCTTCTTAAGTTTATTATTTTTACCGTGCCATATAGTTAGGGTCTCAAATTCTCCTATACTGTCCATTACAATAATCGCACAATCGTCATGTGGCTGAGTATAGTATGCGTAAGCAGCATGACTTAGATGATGCTTTGTATACTTTATTGGAGCAGTAATGTCCCATTGTTTGAGATATTGTTTGATATTATTCTCTTGCCATAGCCAACCCTGCCCAGCATAATATTGACGTAGTGTCTTTAGCTTAGGTAGTTCGTACCACTGTATAAGATCAGGTTCGCCAAACTCTTGTTTAGCTGTATTAATCATATTCCAATTAGGATGAGGGTCATTAAGAATCTTACTGTAGTCTTTAGATAGTACTGCGGACTTTAATTCGTTATCTTTAAAAACAGCTAAACTTGCATCATGGCTGTTACCAACCATTCCCCATGTGATCATCTCTTCTCCCATTGTTCTTTGTCTACACGTATATACCATCCTCTCCTAGGCTTACCTAACGATTCTCCGTTAGGTCCTTTAGGCCACCACAAGTAAGGACGCAAATAATCAGGAAAACTTTTCCCACCTCCGGCAAAATTTGTTTTTACAAATACACGTTTGCAATATTTAAAACAATCATCTAGCCAATATTCATAATTAAATACTGTGCCTGGTTCTAAACATTCTCTGTCAAATACAGTACGTGTAGCTACAATCATATCATACTGTCTATCTAGTTTCATGGGTTCATTCATGTTAACATACATAACAAATCGTTTGAGTCCTAGCACATCACAACAGTCTTTATATAATCCACCTTTGTCTGTGTGATCAAAAAATTCATCTACATCTGTTAGTTCTATATCAGTAATACCCTTTTGTTCTCTAATAAGGTGTGCAAGCATGCCCATACCGCATCCTATTTCGAGCACAGAGTTAATACCTTCGAAATTCATATTGTCAACGCAAAATTGTTTTTCAAGCATGTACATATCCCATTTGTGTATATACTTTGCGCCTGGAACTTTCTTGCCATGACTTTTAGATATTTCTAATAGTTTCGATCTATATTCATCATTATTCATTACGTATCTTTTCTTTTTCCAAACTTAATTTATCCTTTAAACTTAAAGCATATGCTGCACCTGCAAGTATTAATATTGCGCCAGCTTCTGCTAGTAAGTTCATTGGATCTGCTTCTTTGCTGTGTAGTACAATTAGTCTACACAATGCTGTAATAGCAATAATTATAGGTAGTGTTACTGGTATTCTAGTGCTAGCATAAAATGCTCCTATCATTCCAATAATTTCTGTGTATATAAACAATAGAAATATATCACCTAATTCAATATTGCGACTAACAACCATGTTAAATACTTCACCGGTTGCTGCAAGTAACGTTAGTATACCTATTACTGCAAGCATAAACTTTTCAGTTATCACTGTAGTCCAGTGCAGGTTATTTTTAGAAAACATTTTTTCGAACTTAGCAAACATATTATACTATCAAACTCGTATCAGGTTGCACAATACCAGACGTAGTAGCAACATACTGTTTGGCAATTTCGCCTTCAGTCTTTCCTACACACGTTACTGAATCTCCATTAAATGTAAACTTAGCATCTGGACTTACACTAAACATAAATGGTGCTAGTCCTAATCCTTCTTGATTTGCAATCAACACCATTGGCTTAGTTACTTCGTAGCCACCTGTTATTCTGCTATCAAATCTGCCAACAATTTCTTCACCACTAGCTAGTTTTAAACTAATAGTGTCTCCTTTTTTAAATGGTACTTCAACTAACATTATTCTCTCCTATTTGTAAATGAATGGGTCTTGTTCTTTAAGTTTTTTAAGCTTCTTTCTATATGCAATTTCTTCTTTAATTTTTCTATATGGCCAAGTAATAACTTCCCATATCTTTTTTAAGTAAACCATTTTTTTGCTCCTAGTCTTATTTTAAGTGGAGAAGTTTCTGCACAACTTGCTATGCTATGCAAAGTAAATATTCTCCCATACCGCTGTACTGCTTCACCAATATCAGTTATATCATTTTCCCAATTTGGCATAGAAACACCCCATCCTAAATCAATTGCTTGTTCAACTAACTTAGACCCTGCCTGGTCTCTGTCCGGTACAAGTATCACATCTTTATTTAATCTATTAATGAGCAATGATTGCTGATCTTTGGCTTCGCTCCCTAGTAGTGCAACACCGTCAATGTATAGTGCATCAATAGGACCTTCGCATACAATAGTAAACACCTTTTGAGGACGTTGTTCATCTAAATTGAATACATATCCAGGTTGCTGTTCACTTAGATACTTTGGTTTCTTATCAGGATTAACACTTCTACCAGTCCAGCCTACAATACGATTTTCATAGTAAAACGGAATAATAAGTCTATCACGATATCCTAAACTAGGGCTCCAATAATAAGTTGTGTCATCTACTTGTAAATTACGTGATGCCATATACTCAAGTATTGCTAAACTGTGCTTATCAAAGTCTTTAATATCACTAACTTTAATAGCATCTTCAGGCAATGGAACAGTATTAAATACAGGAACTTCAACTAATTGTTGTGTTACTTGCATACCTTCATTTTCCTGCATGACCGTTAGTGCAAGTTTGTTGATTACATCATCAGGTGCATTTAACCATTGTAGTAATTTACGCATTTTGTGTGAAAGGTTGCGCCCCTGTTGCCAACTTGCTTTATAACCGCAATTGAAACAATGATAACTAACACCATCGGGATTAGATATCAATCCTCCACGTGACCTAGTGTCAACAGTAGTGCCGTTATGATGACAACAAGGCGCATTGAATGAAGTCCACCCGCTAGGCGTGGTTTTACGCTTAGGCGGCAGATATGTCAGAACTGTTTCAGTGACTACACTCATAGTACTATTATAGCGTAGATCTAAAGATTTGTCAACTAGTTTCTGACTAGGATTTTGGTAATCTTATCTGCTGGATCCGATGTAGTTTTGAATCTAATATACGAAAATACACCATTAAAATTTACTGGTCTTGGTGCGCCAGTGCCACCTTCAAATGTTACTGTTGTAACGTCTGCCCAGTTACTACTATCTGTTACTTGATTATCTAGGGTAGCTTGGACTACTATATCACCTGTAAAGTTACTTGTATAAAATGCAGCTGTATGTAATGCTTCATTACCATTCACAGCAGGTTCTGCACTTACTGCTTCTGACATCCATATACTTGTGTTAGCACCAGTTTCTGTTAATGATGTTATCGAAGTAGTATTAAGCGGTCCAGGAAAGGTTTTTGAATTTATGAATATAGTACCGTTATTTTTAAAATTACTTTGAGAATATGTTAATACTTTATCACCAGAAGGCTTAACAAGATAAACTACATAACTTAAGAATTGTTGTTGTAAATTTTTTAATTCATTTTCTGTAATATCAACGTTAAATTTACCTCTTGAAATTGTACTACCATCATCTTGAATAGTTGCATCTTTTTCTACTATCAGTCTATCAGTTTCGTCATATGCACAAAACTTAACTGTGTATCCTGCAGATAAATTTATTCCTTTTTGGTCTGCATTTAATAATCTAAATTGTAAAGCATTATCGATGCCTTTATAAACTTCTATGTCTCTATTATACACTGGCCTATACTCCGTAATGAATCCTGCCACATCTGCGACAAGTGTGGTTGTTTGTTCGACTAAATATCTTGGTAGCAATTGCATATTGTATTTATAGGAAATAATAATCAATTAATGTTAACTAAAGATATACAAAATAATTTTCCATTTTTAAGTGTGGTTAACTATGGTGGAAAAGAATACATTGGTATAGTTATCAATCAAGATGCCAGTGTCACTAGCATGTACGTTTATACAGATTTAAATACAAAAAAAGAACAAGAAAAGTTTTTAGAACTTGGCGAAGTATGGTGGTGGGAATCAAATAGAATGATTCCAATCAATATATTTTTAAGTCAAGAAATGATAAAATTTAAATATTGTATAATGACGATGAATAGTAAAGATGTAAAAGTTAGTATTGGACCGTGTGTTAATTTGAATAACTTAGCTGTAAAACGAATTAAGCGAAAGAGTGTACAGTTAGTACGCAAGCCACCTAGAGACTAACCATCTGTTCACATAGCAAATTCATATGCACTACTACAGCTACAGCATAGCTTACAGCATGTGCTTTCTTAAAATAGTAACTACCGTCCGTGGGCTTTGTCCAAACGTGTTCCATTATATGCGACCATTGTTCTGTTGCTAAGTGTCTCTTCGCTGGACGTATTATTGCTAGTGTCGCTGCCAATTGTTCTACCGAGGTAGGTTTCAATTGCCTTAATAGTTCTCCGTGTCCGTTTACATGAAATACTTTTTCGTTGAAGTCGTCGTGTTCCAAAAGTTGCCATATGGGTTCTCTTTCTATTAATTGTGTTAAGTGTTGTTCGTTCTCTACATCCTTGTAAATGCTTACATTGAGAAAGTCTAGTTTAAAATAACCGCGTTCTTCTGCTGTCTTATGTTCTATTGTTGACAAGTTGTCAATAGGGTTGTGTGGTATTTCATTAGCATATATACCAGTATTATGTTTTTTGCCTGTATCTAATTTTGCAACTCTATGTTTAAGTTGATCTAAGATAACTGTTCTATCTGCAAAATCTATATCAATATCAGGCATTTGTTGATCCTTTATGCCAAGATGTTATTGTGTCTACCATTACATCTCTTATTGCTTTTTTATCCAATGCATATACTACTATACTTTTACTTTCTGGATTAATATTCTCAAGACTAAATGAATTTACTCCCATAAGATCTTTTTTTAATGTACATGGCATAACACGTATTTCGCCTGTGTTAATTTTTTCAAAAGTAATCGTTGCTACGCCTTGTTGTAATGTTTTAATTAACTTTTCAAGATCTTGCATTAGTTTCCTCATATAATTTTTTGTACTTAGCTGATTTCTTCTTTGCCATATCCCATTTGAGTTTACTACAACGATCTTTCATAGTAATACCTAATAAGTGGTCAAGTTCGTGTAAGTAACATTTAGCACTATAACCATCAATTTTAACAGTTTGCTTTTCTAAATTTTCATCATAAAATTCTGCAAGTATTTCTTTTGGTCTGTTTATCTTTACATACATATGTGGAAAACTTAAACAACCTTCTAAGTCTAGTACAGTTTCTTCAGTATACTCTAATACTGTAGGATTGATACAAATATTTGTATTGTCTGGCTTATCTCCCATAACAAATACTTGTTGATCTACTCCGACTTGGTTTGCACTAAGCCCAATACCGTTACTGGATAACATTAGTTCTTCCATTTCTTTACGAAGTTCTTTAGGATCAAAACTAGGATTTTCTAAGTCAACAGGTTGTACTTTACGTTCTAAAAATTCGTCTGGATAATAAATTAGTTTCATAGTTGACTCTCCTTTGCAACATCCTTAACTAATTGGACATCACTTGTTTGACGTTTAAATCGTACAGCCCAATGCTCGGGATTAATCATAGGATATACAATTTCTAATTGTTCGTCGTTTAATTTGCTTAACATTTCTTTGCCACTAGCACAATTTAATATGAGCCAAGGACTAATCTTTCCATCTCGAATATGCCATACTGCTCTGTTCAAACTTACATATTTAAAATAATGATTCCATGGTGCTTGTTCTTGTTCGTCAGCCCATTCCATCATAGTCATTACACTACGTTCTAGTGCAGTTTCAACACCTTCTTTTTTAATTAAGTTAATTGCATACTGCTCATACATTTCTTCTCTGCACCAATGATCAAGTTTAACACCACTAGTTACTACATGGTCAATATATTTCTCAGGATACAAAGGTTTTACATTACTTACAAAGCTACCAAACTTTACAAACGCATTGTAGTAAGGACTCTTATCAAACTCGTCATGTGTTTTATCTCGCTTAGAACCTGCACTTAATTTATAAAATTTATTAAATGCTATTAGTCCTAGTTGTACACGTTTTTCACTACGTTGTAAAAATCGTCTTTTAGGTTGACACATATGTACAGCTAATGTCTTTTCACGAGTAAACCCTGAACCGCAGTATTCACATACATATGGTTTTTCAGAGTTTGACATTTTCAATCCCATGTTCTTCAGCAAGTTGTTTGAGTTCTTTTTTTGTAGATATTCTAGCAAGTAATTCCGCCTCGTCTATTTTCATATTTGGATAAATGTCTTGTAATAACTTTTCGCCTTTGCTATTATCACTAGTTTTCTTTTTAAATCCAATCCATTTGTGAAATTCAATTTTACCAGTTGCACAACTTGCACAAAGCAATTGCCATTGTAATTTAGGATGCCTTGTACCTAGTACATTAAAATTTTTGTTATAGTATTCATTTGTTTTAAATACAGCAAGTTCTTGCTTATCTCGATTACCTACAACGCTACTAGCATATCTGTTAAGTAACCAAAAACTAACTTGCTTGCGTTCTTCGTCAGACAACTCATCCCACACACTCTTTGCATTCATGTCAATTGCCGCAAGTATATCTTTTACTGGGAGTTTTTGCTGTGCCATTCTTCTAAGTCCTCCGGAGTATTAATCTCCATACCATTATATTGTACACTCAAAACTCCTACTTGCCAACCGTTTTTTAACCATCGGAGTTGTTCTAATTTTTCTACTTCTTCTTCCTGGGTTACTTCTAGTTTACTATACAGTTCTAATGGATTACGTTTGTATCCATATACTCCCAGATGCCAGTCGCCATAACCAGTTAAGCCTCTGCCGAACCACAGTGCTTGATCACCAGCACGTACCATTTTTACTGAACTTGGATCATTTTGTTTTTCTTCAGGCATTTGTGTATACACCGAAGTAACTGAATAATTTTTTAAATGCCAAATACATTTTTCAATAATATCAACAGTTACATCTGGCATATCACCTTGTACATTTATAAACTGTTTGTATTGGTCGAACCTACTATCTCTCAATACACCTGCACATCTTTCAGTACCGTTTTCGTAAGGATCGTCATGTACAACTATATTTCCTTTAGGAAATAAACTAGCTATACGCTTACTATCTGTAAGCACAAAGGTGTCTAAGCCCGTCTCTAAGCAACGATCGTATACTCTACGTATCATCGGTACTCCGTTAAGTAACTTCAACGGCTTTTCAGGGAAGCGTGTTGATGCTAACCTAGCCGGTATTAGTATAGCTGTATTCATGTATCTCTCCTACTACTCGATCAAAGTCCTCTAGCTTTAGCATATTAGGACCGTCACTTGGTGCATTATCTGGGTCAGGGTGTACTTCTAT